CAATCCCTGTCATGGTTAACCCCGGCGGCAGCGGCGGAACGGGTGGCGGCTCAGCTACAGGCGCGAACGGCGGCGTAGGCGGTGCTGGTGTTGGTGGTGGCGGCGGCGGAGGTGGCGGCGCGGGCAACAGCACCAGCGGCTTTGTTGGCGGCGTCGGCGGTGCTGGCGCACCGGGCATTGTAATTGTGGTGGAGTGGTAACATGAGTATTCACGCATTTGTGCCTCAAGGCAATACGGTTACGTTTCTAGCTGCGACGGCCGCGCCGACAGCGGTGCAGGCTCCCGGCACGGGCACAAGCGCGCAGCGGTATCGCGTTATTAACGCAGGTGTGAACCTTGTGTTTTTGGGCTTTGGCCCGACTGCAGCAGAAGCAACCGCAGCCGCGACAGTTGTGACGAGCAGTGGTAAGGCGATTCCGCTGCTTCCTGGCACGGATGAGATCTTGACGATTCTTCCGAACGCTTGGTTTACTGGAATCACCTCTACCGGCAACGCGCAGATTTACATTACTCCTGGCGTTGGAGTTTAGTCCGTGGCACTAAAGACAGTTTCGACGGTGGGGCTTAACGCGGGCATTTCTGCACTGTTTGGCATCGGCTCAGATGGCGATGTGACGATCACAGGCACCGTCACGCTTGCGCGCGATATGAACTACCGCAGCCTAACGGTTAGCGGTGCGGGGCAGTTAATCACCAACGGATACCGCGTTTTTGTTTTGGACACGCTGGACATTACCGCAGCCCCGGCGGGCGCCATTCGATGGAACTCACCTGCCGGGAACAATGCTTCCGGTGCGGCTGGCGGAACGTATGCCGCCTTCGGCACCCTTGCCGGAACTACGCCGGGGTTAGCTTATGCAGCAAACACTGGTGGCACAGGTAATACTGGCACTGGCACAAACGGCAGCAACAGCGTCCCGACATACCCCTATAATTTTAGCTCTGCTGCAGCAGGCGCTGGTGGCGCTGGCGGCAATGGCGTCTCGGTTGGTGCGGCCGGCATTACAGCTACCGTTTTAAATTCGGCTGCGATTGTATATTCATCTATCAGCCAAACCTTTTTGGCTTTGGTAGGCGGAAACAGCTCTAGTTCTTCCATTGTGCAGCCGTCTCTGGCTGGTGGTGGCGGTGGACAAGGTGGCGGCGATGGCGTGAATGCAGGCGGTGGCGGCGGCGCGCCGTCGCCCGGCGCGGGCATGGTATATATCGCTGCTCGGAATATCAATCGCGGAGCATCTACAGCAGTTGGTGCCATTGCTGCCAAGAGTGGAAACGGTGGAAACGGCGCTGATGGTGTAGCTGGCACAGCAGGTGGCGGAGGTGGCGGTGGCGCTGGATCAGGTGGCACAGTCATCATTATTGCAGAATCTTTGCTGGGTGCGACAGCAACAAATGCAATTGACGTAAGCGGCGGCGCAGGAGGCAATGGCGGCAACTGTCCGTCAATAAATAAAGGTGGAACAGGTGGGCGCGGCGGCGGCGCCGGTGCTGCATACATTCACGTTCTCAACCCTGCAAGCTATACGGCATACATCCCAGGGACTGTGGGGGCTGCGGCAGTAGTAGCCACAACAACTGCGGGCACTGTAGGTGGGGCTGGAGTAACAGCAAGGACAAACCTGTGAACAAGATCACTGACGCCTTCGGGCGTGAAGCTACGCAAGGTGCAGACGGCATTTGGCGCACGGATGACGGTATCTCCGTTGGGCCAAGCGACGATGTAGCCAGTGTGCTTTCCACTTTATCTGGCATGGCGCCAGAAGGCTGGACGCCACCTAAAATTGCTGGCGAAAGTTTTTTTGCGACAATTGGCAATGCAGGGTAAATCTGGTGGTCGCTCTAGCACAATTGTTAAGAACGCTCTCGGCATTGTAATTATTGTGGAGTACTAAAGATGGCTGAAGTAGATCGTTGGGTTATTATTTCTCTTGCTGACGAAACGCGGCAAGAGTTTGATCCGCAGCTTGGCCCGCGAGAGGTAGTGATTCCTGCGGGGACCGTAGTGAACATCTGCCTGTGGGATGGTGAAACCCAGTGGGTTCCGCCTGAAGGCACTCGCGTAATGCGTGAATCTGAATATCTTGCGAAGGGAAATACTGATGCCTAAGATGGTTGAGAAGCTCGCGAAGAAGATGAAGGCAAAGGGTATGCCGGAAGAAGCTTCGTATGCTATCGCTACGAAGGTTGCGCAGAAGGCTGGCAAGATGAAGCCCGCCGCGAAGAAGAAGGTGAAGAAGTAATGAGCGTTACAATCTCTGGAATGGTGCCCGTAAACTTGACAAGCTCTTCTGGTTGGTCTACCGAGCAGATTCTTTCCGCGCTGAGCACGGCGATTTCTCAGTACGGCGGTGCAGAACCGATCTCGGTCAGCATCACGGTTACTGGTCTGACAACCTCCGGCACGGTTCGGTTGCAGAATCTTCCGACGAGCGCTTCTGGCCTTGCCACTGGCACGGTTTGGAACTCGTCAGGCACGCTGCGAATTGCGTAATTGGGCTTGAGAGCAGACGCGCTGGGTTATTGCTTAGCGCGTCTGTTGTTTTTGGGATGCTCGATAAATGAAAATCCCGGAGCGCCCGTGGACGCAGTATCGCGTTCGGAAGTTCACGGAAGTTATTCTTGACGAAGAAGACTTGCCAAGGGTGCAGTTGCCATCTTGGTGCGTTGTCATGCGGAACAAAAGATACCGGGGAGAATACCGCCGGTATCCGTATATCTTTCTGCGCTGCGTAACTCGCTGGAAAGAATACCATATTTCGTTTGGGCAGTATCTTTTAGATCTGCCAGTTGGAAGCCGAGTTGATTTTATCAACCGGGATCGGCTGGACTTTCGGAAGAGCAATCTTCGAGTGAATTCGCTTCCGTTAAAGCTGGAAGCCTTCGATTGGAAAGCGCATGTTGCTGCGCAGGGAACTGCCGGACTTGTGGCGCTTGATCTAAATCGGGCGAAGCGCCGCGAAGTTAGAGCCGCTTAAGAAAAACACTGGAGGCCTTTCCAAATGACCGAAGAAACTTTCAACCCAGAAAACGTAGAAGAGTTCAAGGAGGCGTTCTACGCCTTCCTCGCTTACGTAAAGATCGACTCAAAAGACTACGGTCCGAACACGGACTTTGAGCCGTTCTTCGCGCAGAAGCGTTTTCTGGAAGAAGTCTTCTCTGGTCTTGGCGAAGATATCCACTGGTTTGTTGTGCTGAAGGCGCGGCAGCTTGGCATCACGACGGTTAGCTTTGCGCTGGATCTTTTTTGGATTAGCTACTTCAAGGGTTTGCAGGGCGCGATTGTTTACGATACTGAAGGCAACCGCGACAAAGGCAGGTTGCTCTTCACGCGCATGATGGGCAGCTTGCCGAAGCAGTTCAGCGTTCCAGTTATCAGTCACAACAAGAACGGTCTTGTTCTTGCGAACGGTTCTTCTATCGACTACCTCGTAGCTGGCACGAAGAAGAACTCTGGCCTTGGCCGCAGCCGCGCTTACAACTTTTTGCACGCGACTGAGTGTTCTTCTTGGGGCGATCAAGAGGGCCTTGAGGCGCTGCAGAAGTCTCTCTCTGATGTGTTCCCTGCGCGCCTCTATGTGTTTGAGTCCACCGCCAAGGGCTACAACATCTTCTACAATATGTGGGAGTCCGCAAACGAAGATGCGCTGACGAAGAAGCCGATCTTCATTGGCTGGTGGGCGAAGGAAAGCTACAGCTTTAATCCAAGCGCTTCGCTGAAGGAAGCGCAGCTCTTTGAGCGCTACGCTAAAGCGCCGATCAGCGAAGACGAGCAGGATAAGATCGACTACGTTAAGGAGCACTACGGCTTTGACGTAACGATGGAACAGCTCGCGTGGTATCGGTATAAGCGCGACCCATCTGGCGAACGAGATGAGGGGGATATTCCGCTAGACTCAACGATTGAGCAGGAACTTCCCTGGCACGAAGAAGAAGCCTTCATGATGACGGGGCTGGGCTTTTTTCCAGCCAAGCAAATTAAAGAGCTGCAGAAGGAGGTTATCCAGCTTCCGTTCCACGGCTACCGATACATGGCTGGCGAGAACTTTCTTGCCTGCACGATTGAGCCAGTGAAGAATGTGAAGTTTGCGGACCTGAAGATCTGGGAGCAGCCTGACCCACTTGGAACGTATGTGATTGGTGCGGACCCTGCGTATGGCTCAAGCGATGAAGCAGATCGTTTTTGCGCGCAGGTCTTCAAGGTCTACTCTGATGGTATGGATCAAGTAGCTGAGTTCTGCACGCCGATGATTAAGGCGTATCAGTTCGCTTGGGTGCTCGCGCATCTAGCAGGCGCTTATAGCAATGCGCGCTTGCTGCTGGAGCTGAATGGTCCTGGTGAGGCTGTCTTTACGGAGTTCCGTAATCTTAAAAACATGCTTCAGCAGGGTATGCTTACGAATGCTTCGGACGA